CAAAGTACACTTTGGTGCGACATGACTTTCATCAAAGGCGAGTAGCGTTTCAGATATTACATTACAACTGATACAACGAAAGTCATACTTAGGCATCAAGGTCCGCCAAACATGGAGCAGTAAGCAGAGCGCCACAGGCGCTGCACTCTGCATCTAACATATACAAAGAGATTTCATGGTCATCAAAAGTTGCACGAATAATAAAAACTTTTTCACCGCATGGGCAAGCATGAGTAGGCACACCCCTATAGTTAGCCTTTGCTGGCTTTGGCTTACGCCAACGCCTGGCTATACTTAACCCGTTCTGCACGAACAGGAGTGTACTGGAAAATTGAATTACATACCTGTAGTTTCTCTCGGCGTGTCGTAGAATAGAAGAGACTTTGTAGCGTAAACTCCTCTATTGAAAGGAAGTTATATGACACTAGAAGAAAAGACAGGGAAGAACTACATCTCCCACAGCGCCATGTCAACATGGCTTAACTGCGGTTGGTCCTTCTACCTTACCCGTATCCAAAAGATACAGGAGAACCCATCATACTGGCTAGTAGGTGGCAAGTCTTTGCACGAGGGTACAGAAATCTATGATGCCCTTGAGCCAGGAGCAGCCTTCGATTCTCGTGCTGTCTTTGAACAGCGCTGGGCAGAGAACTACAAACTGGCAGACAATGGCATGCCCTTCCGTGCTGGTGGCAAGAAAAGCACAGCATATCCAAACAAGGAAGATGCTCGCTGGTGGCTAGACAATGGACCTAAGATGCTTGACTTCTGGGTTCAGTTCCGTGATACAAGTGGATACACAATCTACGAACTACCTGACGGAGCCAAGGCTGTAGAAACAGAACTTAATACAGAAGTTGGTGGCGTAAGCATGAAGGGGTTTCTTGACCGCTTGATGGTATCGCCCGAAGGTGAACTGATTGTTGTTGATATTAAGACATCAAGTAAAGCACCAGTCACCTACACCCAGTTGGGTACCTACGCAATCTTGACAGAGAAAACAATGGGCATCCGCCCAGTCAAGGGCGCATACTGGATGGCTCGCACAGGGGAGTTAACTGAACCTGTAGAGTTGGACCACTACACCGAAGGTCGCTTGGCTACCCATGTCAAGGGCTTTAAGATTGCAGTTGATAACAATATCTTCATCCCACAACCTGGGTTTATGTGCGGTACTTGTTCAGTCAACCATGCATGCTATGCAGTAAAAGGAAAGAACTCCCATCTCTACCCTGAACTAGGAGAAATAAATGAGTAACGAAAACGCACCAATTCAGATTAACTTCAAGACAAAGAAAGACGGCATGCTCATCAACCTTCGCGCTAGCGATGGAGCAGAACTTGATTTGCTTCTTGACCAAGTATCACAACGCCTCGCTGCACTTATTGATTTGGAAACAACTTCTGAATCTATGGCTCGTAGTGCAGGTGCAACTAACACAATTCAGGAAGCCTTCCCAGGCGCACAGGTTGTGCATCAGGGTGCAGTACAGCGCCCAGCACCACAGGCTGCACCAGCAGCACCAGGCACAATCCCTAACTGCGCATGCGGTGCAGGTCCAATGCGCTTTGTTGCAGCAGGTATCTCTAAGTCAACAGGCAAGCCATACCGCGCCTTCTATGCATGTCCTCAGCCACAAGGTCAGGCTTGCAACCACAAGGCACAGCCATAATCCATGCGCCTTCTATCCCGTGCTATTAAGACTGCCTCGCAAGGGGGAGCCACGCTGCCAACAGTATGGCAAACCCTTGCTGCGCAGCAGATAGCAATTCGGCGGGGTGAAGTCAGCATGATTGCGGGTCCACCAGGAGCAGGTAAATCAACACTTGCTCTATCACTTGCAGTACATGCTGGTGTCCCAACGCTATACATTTCAGCAGATACACACTCTCACACAATGAGTTTGCGTATGCTTGCAATGCTAACTGGCAAACCACAGAACGAAGTCGAACCTCTCATGGAGATGGATAGGGAGTGGGCGGGGCAAATGCTCAAGGCTGCTGACCACATCCTATGGGAGTTCGACTCCGCACCAACACTCAAAGATGTAGAGGATGCAGTCCTTGCAAGTCGCGAGCGCCTTGGTAGGGATGTTGAACTCATCGTTCTTGACAACGCAGTAGATGTAACCCTTGATGGACAAGATGAGTACGGCGGACTACGCACACTCATGCGTGAACTCAAGTGGTGGGCTAGAGATACTGGCGCTGCTGTTGTTGTTTGCCATCATACAAGTGAAGGTGTACCAGGTAATCCTTGCCCGCCACGCTCTGCGTTGCATGGCAAGATTGCGCAGACTCCTTCTCTGATACTCACAGTACACGGACAGATTGCATCTATGGGTGTGTGTGCAGTTAAGAACCGATACGGACCAGCCGATGCCATGGGTGCTTCACCTGTGTGGTTGTCCTACGACCCTGCAAGTATGCAGATTTTGGACTTAATACAACAATGAGTAATTGGGAATTAAAGATTGCAGAGAACGCAGGAGAACTGCGTGCTTTGTCAACAACAGAAGAGTTATCCGTGCCAACCGACAAGTTGTTCATTGACATGAAGGCACAGTTAATGTTTGTACCTAAGAATTTTTCATGGACAGTAGGTTGGAGGAGTTATGTTTGGCAGGAGAAAGAAACGGGCAGGTTCAAAGACCTTTCACAAGATGAGTATGACACACTCCTTAATGCGGGAACTGTCACTTACTCCAGAGATGATGACCGAAGCGGTAATGAAAGCAAAGTTGACACCTCAAATGAAGGAGACAATCCTAAGTGAACTTCCGAACTTTATGGAACACATTGACGAGGCGACAAGAAAAATCTACGACCCTGCCGCAATATGGTTGGAGTGCCTCCAGTTTGCTGATTATGTTAGCCAAATGGCTGACCACATCATCCAAGGACACGACCAAGAGTGCGTTGAACAAGTCGGAATCAACCTAAAGATTATGGGTGATGCCTGGAAAGACTTAGCCGAAGGCGCAATGCAGATACTAGATGAATCAGAAAGGGTCTTTGAAGATGGCACACAGCAATAAGGAAACACTCTCCATCGTTTGGTGTGACAATGGCATGGTAGATGGCAAGTTCATGGAAGGTGTTGTTTATACAATGCTAACTGGAAGCGTGCCTATCCATAATGCTATTCGTGTACAAGGCAATCAGATTGCACGACAGCGCCAAGCAGCCATAGAAATGTGGGAGCAGGTTGGTACTGACTGGGCGCTATGGGTTGACTCAGACATCGTACTTACAAAAGAAGTTCTTAAGACACTATGGGACACCGCCGACAAAGTGACTCGCCCCATTGTTTCAGGTGTGTACTTCATCAGTAAGCAGAACGAAGGTACCTTGATGATGCCTATGCCTGTGCTATTTAACGATGGCGAGACAGAGTATCAACAGCAACACCTTCACCCATTGCCACGCAATCAGGTAGTCAAGATAGATAACGCAGGCTTTGGTCTTGTCTTAATACACAAGTCAGTTATCAAGGCACTCAACGAACACTTCCCAGGTGACTTCTGGTTTGGTGAACGCAATGAGCGTGGCGAGAACTTTATTGGTGAGGACATAGCCTTCTTCCGTAAGGTGCGTAAAGCAGGAGTTCCTGTCTATGCAAACACAGCAGCGTTAGTCAAGCACATGAAGAGATTTTCTTTAGACGATGCCTACTACAACTTGTACTGGGCATCAGTAGAGATAGCCGAGAGGAGAGAGCGTGAGCAACAGTCCGCAAACAGCGAACAAGCGTAGAGGTGCAGCGTGGGAGATTGACTTAGCAGATTGGTTTGTTGAGTTAGATTACGAAGCACAGCGCCTGCCTCGGGCAGGGCGTAACGACATTGGTGATGTCTTTCTTAAGACAGTAAACGATTCGTATGTGATTGAAGCCAAGGCACCACGGCGTGATGGTCGCATTGACCTATCAGGTTGGTTGCGTGAGGCAGATGTTGAGGCAGAGAACTACCGATTAGCAAAGAGATTACTGCTGGCACCATCACCATTGGTGATTATCAAGGCTAGTAATAAGGGAATAGGTGATGCTTATGTTGTTCAAAGGCTCAGCAATGTCCTCCCAAAACTCTAAGCATGACATCGTTAAGGTACTAGAACACTACGGATTTACTATACCTGTGCGTGAGGGATGGGTCACAGTTCGCTGTGCCTTCCACAACGATAAGGTTAAGTCGGCTCGACTCAACATTGACAAGGGCGGATTCAGATGCTTTGCCTGTGACATGGCAGGAGATGTGTACTCACTAATTATGAAGAAAGAAGGAGTCAAGTATGGCGAGGCTGTCAAAATCGCAGAGAGAATTACTGGAGAAAGCAACAACGAACTACGGAGAAAGCCTAGCAGAGGTGCTTCCGTATCTGGCGAGTCGCGGTATAACAGAGGAAACGGCTCGTATGTTCCGCCTCGGCTTCGTGGCGAATCCTGAAACAGGACATGAACCATACGCAGGTAAGTTGGCTATCCCATACATCACCCCATCGGGTGTGATTGACATCCGCTTTCGTAACTTAAGCAATGACCAAGGACCGAAGTACCTTTCGCGCCCTGGGTCAAGCACACATATCTATAATGTAAAGGCACTCGAAGCAGATAGCGATGTGCTTGTTATATGTGAGGGCGAGATAGATACTATCATTGCCACACAAGTAGGGTTCTCAGCAGTCGGGCTACCAGGGGCAAACAACTGGAAACCTTTTTACTCACGGGTATTGGCTGACTGGGAAAAGATTATGTTGTTCTGTGATGGAGACAACGCAGGTAGAGAGATGGCAAAGAACATAAGCAGAGAACTCGACAATGTGTTCCCTGTGTTCATGCCTGATAACTGTGATGTTAATGATGTTTACCTACAAGAAGGGGCGGAAGGCTTGCGCAAACGCGTTGGGTCTTAAGACATGGCAAAGAACTCATCATTTGATTTAGACTTTGGATACGGCAGAAAGGGTGAGCAGTTAGTAGAAGAACTGTTAACCCAAGGAAAGACTGTAGAGGTAAAGCGAGATAGAAAGTGGTGGGTTACTAACAATCTTTATGTAGAAGTAGAGTGTTGGTATATGAAGTCGAAGTCTTGGGAGAAGTCTGGTGTCATGGTGACAGAGGCAGCGTACTGGGCTTTCGTACTAGAGCAGGGTGTACTCATGGTTCCCACAAGCCATGTGTTGTATGCCATTAAAGAGTTTGGTCGTGAGATTACATGTGAGATTCCCCCGAATAGGAGCAAGGGTTATCTCATAACTGTAGATGATTTACTTATGGCAATGCGTAAACTAAAGAACGAGAAGGCAGAGATTAAAGATGAGTGAGAATCAGGACAAGGTATGGGAGACAATCTATGGTGTGGCACGGCAGGTTGCCACTCGTAGTAATCGCATGCACCGCAACCTTGTAACTGTTGATGACCTGTACCAACACCTATCCTTGTGGGCGCTAGAACATTGGAACAAGATAGAACAATGGGAAGCAGAGGATAGTCTTAAGTACAAACTGCGTAAGACTTTCTTCAATGAGGCACAGAAGTATGCAGCAAAGGAGCGCTCGCGCTACTCGCGTTCGCCTATGTCAGATACTTTCTACTACTCACATGAGGTATTGCATGAACTCCTGCGTGATGTGTGGTCACACATAGGATGGACAGATACTCCTGACTTAAGTAATGAATTTGTATCTCGCTCCAGTAAACCAAGCGAAGGTGGCAATCGTATGGCGTTGCTATCAGATGTAGCAGCAGGTCTTAAGAAACTATCAGACACAGATAGAGAGTTGCTACGCCTACGCTATGATGATGGTGGCATGGAACTTGGTGCGCTGGCTGAAACCTACGGCACTACAGAAGAAGCCATGCGTAAGAGAGTCAAGCGAGCGCTGACTAAGTTACAAGATAGGCTCGGCGGAGAGCAACCAGTATGGCGACAACACCGCAGTTCTAATGCACAAGCGAGAGAAGAAGTGAGGGATATGTAATGAAGATGATTAGAAAGTATTGGCTACAAGCAGGCAAGAAGTCTGGCTTTGGTATCGGCTTTGACATAAGCCCACGCTTTAAGATGTGGAACATTGACCTAGGATTTTGGTGGATTGGTGGTGAGTGGAAATGATTATCGGACTAAGTGGATACGCACAATCAGGCAAGGACAGCACGGCTGAATTGTTATGTCTTAATTACGGATACCGCCGTATTGCTTTTGCTGACCCTATGCGTGAGGCTTTGCTTAGACTCAACCCTAAGTTGGATAGCATCACACATGTAGCACACCGCGTTGAGGACTACGGCTGGGACTTAACTAAGAAAGACCCTGAGGTGCGCCGTCTATTGCAGGTGCTAGGTACTGAGGTTGGTCGCAAGATGTTCGGTGAAAACTTTTGGATTGACATAGCCTTATCAGGTATTAAGTCAGAAGATAAAGTTGTTATCTCGGATGTGCGCTTTCCTAATGAGGCTGATGCAATCAAGAAACTTGGTGGTTCTCTTTGGCGTATCAACCGACACAACCATAGCGCTGTCAATGGTCATGCATCAGAGCATGCGATGGATAACTATATGTTTAGTCATGTTATCTACAACGATGGAACTCTTGATGACTTGAGTGATGAAGTGTTCATGCTTGCTAAGGAATTAAACTTAGGTTCTTAAAACATAAGAAAGCCCGCCAGAGACAGGAGAGAATCTAGCGGGCTTTGTTCTTATTGTATCATGGATTGTGCTGTGGGTCTGCGA